CTTCAATTTGTGTTCCTCGTATTTCTTTGTATGTTGCCATAATTAATCCGTGCTTATTGTTTTAGTTGTAGTTGATGAACCACTCCACTCTTCTGTTGCTCCTGTTTCTCCACCAGGAACTGTTGTTTTTCCTAATGCTGCTAAAGCTGCTGTTGAGGTTCCTGATCCTGTTACATAATATCTTGCAGTGTTTAAATCTGCTACTTCTACCCATGAAACTCCATTCCATTCTTCAGTATTAGCTTCAATTGCTGGTGTAGCATCATATTCTCCACCAAAACCTAAAGCTAATGTTTGAGTACCAGCTCCCCCTAAAGCAGTTCTTGCTTTATTCATATCGTTTAATTCAGTCCAGTTAGTTCCATTCCAAGACTCTGTTTCATCTTTTGCTGGTTGACCACCAAATGCTAAACCTGCTGTATTGGTTCCAGCTCCTGCTAATGCTCGTCTTGCAGTGTTTAAATCGTTAACTTCTGTCCAGTTAGTTCCGTTCCAAAGTTCTGTTTCAGCTTGGTTTGGCTTTCCACCAAAACATAAAGCCGCTGTATTACTAGCTCCTAGTCCTCCTAATTCTCTTCTAGCACTATTCATATCGTTAACTTCTGTCCAGTTAGTTCCATTAAATAATTCTGTTTTTCCAGTATCACTGCCATCATTTCCACCAAAATCTAAAGCTGATGTTGAAGTTCCAGCTCCTGCTGATGCAGACCTAGCTGTGTTTATATCATTAACCTCTGTCCAGTTAGTTCCATTATATGATTCAGTCTTAGCTGAGTATCCGCCAACAGGCTCATAACCAGCAAATACTAGTGATGCAGTTTGAGTTCCTGACACACTAGCTGCCGCATAAGCTCTTGCTGTATTAGTTGAATTACCTGTAGACCAAGCTCCAACCGGTGCACCTGCACCTGTCCATTCTTCTGTCGCTGCCGTGATTGAACCTGTTGTTCCACCAAAAGCTAATCCCGATGTATTATCTGCTCCTGCTCCTGCTAACTGTTCTCTTCCAGTAGCTAAGTCATTTACTTCTGTCCAATTAGTTCCATTCCATAATTCTGTTTTAGTTGTTCTTGCTGCAGCGGGACCCTCACCACCATAAACTAAAGCTGATGTGGTTGTACCATTTCCTGCATTATTTTTTCTAGAACTATTTAAGTCATTAACTTCAGTCCAGTTAGTTCCGTTCCATGTTTCTGTTACAGCAGATCTAGCACCAGGACCTGGATCTCCACCAGCAGCTATGGCTGCAGTTTGAGTTCCTGCTCCCATCATATCAGATCTTGCAGTATTTAAATCATTTACTTCAGTCCAGTTGCTACCACCCCAAGTTTCAGTAGTAGAGGTTGCTGCTGTACTAGTTGGAGAATAACCACCAAAAATTAAACCAGATGTATTACTAACTCCAGAGGCACCTACAGAATATCTTGAAGTATTATAAGTAGGTCCTGTAGTCCAGTTTGTTCCACCCCAAGATTCTGAACCTGTATAAGATCCAGGACCTGGGTTAAATCCAGCCCCTATTGCAGATGTATTTGTTCCAAATCCAGAAACACTATTTCCAGCGGTATTTAAATTATTAACTTCTGTCCAACTTGTTCCATTGTAAGATTCTGTATTAGCAGTTGCTGGAGGTGTGTCACCACCAAAAGCTAAAGCAGCTGCTTGAATACCAACACCACCTAAAAGTCTTCTAGCAGTATTTAAATTGTTACCAGTTCTCCAAGAACCAGATGTAGTTACAGTTGGATATTGAAACTTTAAAGTATTAGACGTATCGTTATACCACACCTCTCCCGTTAACGGATTATCGGGATTAGTCGTATAGTTCCGAATCTTTGTGCCATGTAT